GAACAATGGACTCAACCCTATCAACAACTTCTAATACGTTAGTAGAACTTACAACATCATTGTAGTCTGCGTTAATTTCACCAGCTAAATCAATTTTTTGTTGTGGTTTTAACTGTTCACCAGGATCTAATGCAGCCTTTGCTTCTTCTATAGCGATAAGTTTTGCCATTTCAGCATCCCTTTCATCTTGTGCTAAATCTCTTGCGGCTCTTTCCTCTGCAGCTTTTGCAGCACCTAATGCAAGTCCAGGACCAATCTGCCCAGACTCAACAAGACCTGCTCCAACATTTCTTACAAAGTCTAAGAACCTGTCTGTTCCAAAAAAACCTGGTTGGTTAAGTTTTTTATCAGTATCATTTCTATAATTTTCTTTAGTACCTATGTTTATAGCTTTATTAAAGTATTCATCTGGATCTTTGCCTTCGGCCTCTAATTTTTTAATAACTTTTATTTGATCAGCTACAGCTTTTTTATTTTCATCTAAAGCATCCATACCTGGTAAATTTTGTTTATCTAATTCAAACTTAAGTTCATCTTCAGATAAAGGATCAAATTTACTGATTGTTTCAGCCAAACTTTCGGCTTCTGTTTTTTCAATATTTATACTTGGTTGTGTTACTTCATCTAATAAGCTAGTTATTTCATCTACATTAATATCTGTTGGTCTTTGTATATCTTCTTCAGCAAATCTAGACTCTAAATCTATACGCTCGCCAGAAAGTTCTGCTAGACTTGTTGATAGTTCATCAAGGTTTAAAGATTCATTATATACATCTACACTTGGTTCTGATTTTATAGGTCGCATACCTACTTCATTAGGCATAATATTGGGATTTTGTTTTAAAAAAGCTTGGTCTTCTAAAGAATATTGACTCAACATCATTTCTCTTTGTTGTTTTAAAAAATCAGACTGACTTACTTTGCTTCTCATATCTTCATTACGAAAATCAAAAGTGCTTGTGTCTTCAACTATAGGTTGTGTTTCTATAGGATCTTTCACAGTTATACCTTGTAGCATAAACCTAGATCTATCCTGATCAGATGGTATTACAGAATCGGAAACCATTACACCACGTCTTTGACCAAATCTACCTTCGCCTTCTGGTAAACGACCATAAGAAAAATCGCCACCTGCATCTTTTAAAAATTGTGATCCTGTTACTTCACCAACACCTCTTATGCCTGCTCTGACCACAGGCTCTGCAGCTCTTGCTACTCTAAATCCTATATTAGCTATGTTTGTCCCTATATCTTGTCGTGCTTGAAAAGGACCTATTTTGGGTGCATCTTTTTCTTGAAAGTCCTCTAAGATAGATTGCACAGCAGATCCTTTTTCTAAAGAATCATCCATTAATATTTTGTAAGGATTAAAACCAAAAGTGTCAATAAAGTCTGGTTTTATATCATAAACTTCTCCAGTAACTTTATCTCTGATTTGATAAGCACCTAAAGTGTTAGATGCCCCACCAACTTGAAACATTCTACGATTCATGAAGTTCATTAACTACTACCTTGTCTTGGAGCTAAAGCACCGTAGGCACTAAATGCTGCACCTAGTCCTGCTGCTGAAGGATCTGTTGGCATACCATACCCAGAGTCAATCTGTGTTTGTGATGCTTGATATCCTGGTAACATAGAACCAATTTGTCCTAGTGTTTGAATTGGTCTGTACTGTTGTCCAACTTGTTGTTCAAATATTCTACCTAATCCAGTCTCAGCAATACCTCTTCCTGTACCACCAAAGCCTGCTAGTTCGCCTCTTTGACCTGCTCTCATTTGTTCTTGAGTCTGACCTATACCACCAATCTGGCTACCGTATCCTGCTAACTGTGATCCAAGTGCTGATGCAGCACTACCTCTGCCAACACCTATACCCATAAGACCTTGTGCTCCAGTTCTTTTAGCTGCTTGCTGTCTTGCAAACTCACCTAAACCTGTGCTTTGTGCTTGTGTAAATCCTGTTTGTCTTATACCACTTAATGCTTTTGCTAGGCCTTCTCCGAGGTCTTGTCTACGTTCTTCTGCACCAAGTCTTGCTCTACTACCACCAAAGGCTCCAGAACTAATCTCACGAGCTCTAGCAGCTATATCTTGCTTGTCACCAGCTTTCATTACATCTTCAATAGTTTGTTGTACTACTGCATCTTCATAAGGATTGTAGAACTGTTGTGTCATACTAGGATCGTATGCACCCATAGTATCTTTATAAATTTCTTCAGCTTGTGTGTAATAAGGATCTTGTAGTCCTTCTGCTCTTCTTGATTGCTCTATCGCTTGATTAACTAAATCTCTGTTTTGTTGTAAAAATGGTTCAAAGCCACCTATACCTGCTACAGCTTGTTGTCTTGCTAATAATTCTAGTGGAGATAAACCTGCTGTTTGTTGTAAAGGTACATCACTACCAATAAGATTTGAACCAGCTTGTTGCAACTGTTGAAAGAATCCTGGTGAGTCTTGCGTACCAAAGTATAGAGATCTAATTAATGGATCTGTTAGCTTTTCAGATGTTTGTTGTTGTAATAACACAGGATCTATTGCACCCATAGGCATTTGTGTTTGTGTGGGTACTGCCCCAGCCGTAGGTGCCACTGCAGCTGGCTCGACAGGAGCAGGTTGAATAATAGGATCTGGTGTTACAACAGGTGGTAAAACTGGTGCTGGGGTTGCTTGTAATGGTGGTCCAGGTAATCTAGCCATGTCATCTGTATTACCTATTCTTTCTATAGACATAAAATCGTCACGTCTTGGTGGAATAATTGGTCTTTCTAATATTTCTCTTTGTGGTATTAAAGATGTGTCCAGAGCAGGTCCGCCAATATTAATAGGGGGTGGTGCTATCGGTGTTTGTATTGGTAGAGGGCTAGGTACCTGAGGTATAGATTGTGGAATTTGTGGTATTACAGGTCTTTCTAGGGGTCTAAAGTTTTGATTTATACCACCTATACCGCCTATTGATGGTGGTTTTGGAGGTATGACAGGTGGTGTTATTAGTGGAGGATTTTGTGCAACTTGTTTTTGTATACCATCATATACATCTTTGAAAAGCCCACGTTTTTCTGTAGGTATAATTGGCTGACTATTTACTTTTGTTAATGGTGATGTAATATTTTGTGGTAAAAATGGGTTTGGTTGTTCAAAAATACTACTTTCTGGTTTACCCAATCCAGGCTCTCTTAATATTGGTCTAACGCCCATAACAGAAGATGGTCTGCCTATAGGAGCCATAATAGAATTTCTATCAAATCTCATTATGCTTGTCCTACTTTGTTAAATTGCTCAAAGGTCTTCATAAGTTTGTCCATATTTTTTGCACCTTTTTGTCTGTTTGGTTTGCCATTTGGTATAAGTTCTATACCTGTTTCTGTTTTTGTTACTTTAAATCCACCTAAACCATTGTTTGCAGCAGAGGTCATTACAAACTCTCCATCACTCAACATAGCTGGTATATCATCACTTGTGCCTGTTCCTGGGCCTATTGAAGGTCCACCCATACGCATATCTAGTTCTTGTAGTCCACCTTCAGCAGCACCTCTTATACCTAAATCAAAACCTGTAAATGTAGGTGCAGGCATAAGATCTGGTCTTACAGATTGTCTTATGTCTTTGAGTCCACCTTCTTTCTTTTCAAAGTCAGATTTAACTGCTTTACCGTATAATGCAGCCATAGCTAACATTGCAGGGTTAAGTCCACCACCGCTTGTAGATCCAGTCATACTACCTAATAATCCACCGCCTTCACCTCGCTCTTTTGTAAAGTCGGACTCTCTACCTTTAATTAAATCTTCGATAACACCAATACCGCTTTGTCCTGGTGTGCTTCCAACTACTTGTCTTAAAATATTACTACCTGTCCTAGGTACATTCACTCCAGGAATAGCTATGGTATCCCCAGCCACAATAACATTTGGATCTGTAATTGATGGATTTGCTTGTAAAAGTTGATCTACAGATACATTATTTGCTGCAGCAATACTGTTTAAAGTATCACCTTGTTGTACGGTTTGTTGTGCAGGTTGATTTCCACCTCCTAATCCCGTAAGTCCAGCGATACCACCTCTTATGGCTTGTGCAGTTCCTAAAACACCTTTACCTCCTAATAAACTTGCTCCAATACCACTTGGTATGCCTAATGCTGCACCAGCACTGCTAAGAGCACCACCTAACGCACCACCAACTCCAGGTATTAACAAGGCACCTGCAATAGGAGCTACCTTTTTAACTACTTTCTTTAAACTTTTACCAAGCTTCTTAAGGAAGCCAAACTCAGCCATACCTGTAATAGGGTTGATAGACATGCCTTCACCCACAGTATATTCACTTGGATCTAGTCCAGCAGACATCATTTCTTGTTCTATAATTTTTTGTGTTTGTGGTGAAATTACTGGTGGGACTACCATTTCTCCTGGTGCTACATGGGCAAGCATACTATCTTCTCCTCTTCCTAAACCTGCTATGCCTGTTCCTGAATTGTCTGTTCTATTCATGCTCTATTATTCCTGTAAACATTTTAACCAAAATACTAATAAGTATCTATCTCCTGATTCTACTGCAAGTCCCCTGTGCATATGAGTAAAACTCGGAAAAATTAGAGCGTGGCCTGTAGGTAAGGGCTCGACTGTACCACGTTTTAAAAACTCAGTTCCGCCACCTTTGTACTTTCCAGTGTTCAAAGGAACTACCATACTAATATCAGCACTTGCATCGTGATGCCAAGCACCTTGTTTTTTATCCTTTAAATTATAGTTGGCTATCTGTATTCCACCACTATCTACGTGTCGGTTCCAAATATTCAAAAATATAGGATTACCTATAGTATATATCGTTTGCATTAGAGATTGAAAGATTTGAGGACAATTATCTTGAAAAGTTATTTCTGGTATTTGCCGTAAATTATCCTCTTCTGGGTTGGGGTTAAAGCCAAAATGTGCCTCTAGGTTCTTCATTTCATCTAAAAGTATGTCGCAAAACTTTTCTGAAAAAAATGGTACTGTATATACATCTTTTAATGGTTCTTTGATTATCTTATCTAGTTTTGTATCTTGTCTAGGTTCAACACCACTGTCTTCATAGAAGTTTACTATTGGCTGTATAGAGTCTTTTACAGCATCAAAAGTGTTTTTTTGTATGTACCAATCAGAAGGATAAGTAAGTAAAAGGTTTTTAACTTGGTAATTTAGATCTTCTGCTGTATTACTCATAGTGTTATGGTTATATCGCCATTAGTTTTTACAGAAACTTCACCTAAGGCTGATGCCAACTCAAATCCTTGTGGCAATGTTCTATCACCAATATCAACCCATTTGTTGCCAGTATAGACTTGTAATACACCTACTGTTGTATTCCATATGATGCTACCGTCATTAAATTTAAGTGTATTTTTTTCTTCATCACTTATCTGCCTTACATTATCAAGATCTACAGAACCTAGATTAATTTCAAGTATTCTTACTAATCTATTAAAAAGGTCAGAAGTAACCGTATCACTAGCTATAGGTAGCTGTGTTTGTAGAAGTTTGCTCATCTTTTACCGTCAGGCTTTATATCTATACGCGTGGCTCCTAGCCTCCAACCTATTGATAAATTACCATCACTAGAAGCATCATCATCAGACTCAAACCTAAGTGCTATTTGTCTAGATCTACTTCTAACAAACGCCTGTTGTGTAGATGAACTAATTGCACTTGTAGAATTTGTGGTTAAGGTATCACCTGGAAAGTTTCTTGTTTTTAAAACTACATTCACATTGCCGCTGTTATCATCTTGTATAAATTTATAGTCAGGAATAATTCTTTTTATAAATGAAAACTGTTCGCCATCTCCTATATCTAAATCAGAACTTTCAATAAAGACATTTGTCATAGGAGAACCATCGTCATTAAATCCTAGCTCTTGTTGGTATAAGTATCCGCCACTTACAGCTCTTGGGAAATTTTCAATGCCAGAGTCAAGCCATGCAGTTCTAGTTAGCTGTCCGTAGAACCAGATACCCTCTACATAATTGTATATAACATATCTATCTACTTCGGTTGCACTACTAGAACAATAGAACCAACCTACCTCACTTTTATCTTTTATAGTAAAGGCATTTATTTTAAAAGATTGAATAAGATTTATGTCTGTAAACACATAGTTATGAACTGAACAAGGTAAAGTTTGAACACTACCGTTGTATGAATAAAAGTTGTTATAACTCATCCAATATACACCACTAGGAGTAGTTATTGCTGCTTTGGGACCTATTAACCCTGTGCCTTCGTTAATTAAGTTAATACCAAAAGTAAAGGGTGGGCCTATAAACTGCATACTGTATAGAGCTGTATCAGTCCAAACTAATATTTCTTGCCTAGCCTTTACACCACCAATTATAGATGAGCCAGATGATAGTCGTAATGATCCTGCTGTGTTAGTAGATAATGGCTCAAACTCTAGTGCGTTTTCTTGGTCACTAAATGCTATAAGCATAGGATCTATAGCTCCTGTTCTAGTAGACCCAGATATAGGATCTGCACCTAAAACTATAAGATGCCTATCTTTTTCAGATGTAATTACTTGCAATCCTTTTGTAGGAACAAGATTTGCACCTGAAATACCAGATAGTTCTACAGCTCTTGTTCCCAAGCCATTGTTTTCAGTCCATTTATATATGCCAGCATTCCTTTGATTTATTATTAAATCTTCACCAAAGTTATCATGAGTCCATATTCTAAGTTGGTTAGTATCACTTAAAGCAGATGTACTGCCAAAGGCACCCGAGCCCCATCCGTTTAAACCCCAACCTGTACCTGGAACATATACATCCAATCCTACATTTATTTGATAAGCACCAACAACAGATGATCCACCATTGCCTGAATCAGAAGCATTAGCTGTTACAGAAGCACCAGATGTGTCTTTAGCTTCTATTGTGTAACTATTAGCGTTTACTATAGTTGCTATTTGATATTCTTGATTTAAAACAGCAGCAGTAACGTTACCGCCAAGACTTGCAGATCCAGAAAATGTAACAAAGTCATTCTGAACTGCACCGTGTGCTGTATCTGCAACAGTTATTGTAGCGTCACCATTTGATGCAGAAAATGTTACGTCTCCTGCTGATGTGGTAGATCTGATAGGTGTAATGTCGTTAAAAGAACCACCAGCTTCTATGTAATACTTAAATGTAGTGCCTAACCCTAAAAATTTAGTCCCACCTAAAGAAATCCAAGGGTGTAAAGCTCTAGCTGTACCTAGATATGTATTAGATGTTAATTTGCCCCAACCACCAAACTTTTCTGGTCTACCTTTTCTAAACCTTACGAGATTACAATCAAACCATCCGCCCTCGTTATCATAAGCGGTACCTTCCCTATTTATACCTGGTCTAAATGTAAGCTTCTGTAAGGGCATACTTATACCTCATGCCATTCTTTGCCTTCAAATAGCAAAGCTTCTGCTTCTCTACGTCTAATAAGGCCTTGTAAAACTTTTCCGCCAGCTTTGTTCCACCTTTTAATTTGATTTGGCACATCATCCCAATCTTTGTTATTTAATTTTTGCAAAAGTGTACTGCTAGAAAGGTTTGATGGACCTAAATTAAATACCCATGATACAAGTGAATCAAATTCATTTTGTTTTAATTCAGGTTTTACCATATCATTTATATAACCTTCATATTCATCCATTTCATGTCTTAATAAATAATCAGCTTCTCCTTGAGTAAGAGTATCGCCTTCTTTAACTTCTTTTGTAGAACCATAACCAATAGTCCAAACACCTGCTGCACATTTATAAGCTTCTAACTCACAACCTTCAAATTTTTTAATTAAACTTAAACCTTCTAAAGATATTTTCATATTACTCCTTTTTGTCGCTGGTATTAGATGCTCCAAAATAGAACGAAATAATTGCACTTGCTAATCCTCCAAGATAACCAAGCACTAAATTAATAAGTGCTTCGCTGTTTTG